ATTGCCAGTGAAAAATTAGACAGAAAATCTTATTTGATGGAGTTAGACGAAAAATATTGCGATGTAATAATAAACCGCTGGCAAAACTTTACCGGAAATAAAGCCATTCATATCGAAAGCGGCAAAACATATAACAAATTAAAACAAGGGTAGTTATGACAGACGAAACCAAAGGCAAAACTTTAATTATTAACACAGTGCATTTATATCGCTTAATTGGGATATTGTAATGGGTAGGAATGCAATTAAACTAACTGGCGATCAAATAGCTCAGGTCGAGGCGTTAGCTTCTTTTTTAACATCTGAACAAGTAGCCGATTATATAGGCATCTCACGAAGGGCGCTCTATAACGTATTCGAAAGAAGCCCCGACATTGCTGCACGGTATAAAAAAGGTAGAGCGAAAGCCATTGCCTCAATATCTCAAGGTGTCGTCAAGCGAGCAATGGATGGCGATAATGCTTGTGCTTTCTTTTACCTAAAAACTCAGGCTGGATGGAAAGAAACTCAAGTAGTGGAATTATCAGAGGTCAAATCATTCAATGATATGTATGAGGATGAGATTGAGGATGATACTGATGATTTCGATGATATGTATCAAGATGATTAATTGGCTAGTCTTAATCCTAATCTCCGCTCATTTTGGCAGGATGAAAACGGGCGATTAATACGGGCAAGAATTCGCGGATTGCATGGTGGTCGAGCAAGCTCTAAATCATGGGAATTTGCAGGGCGCGCCGCTCAAATAGGCCAAAAATATAAAACTCGTTTTCTATGCGTTCGCAGATTTCAAAATAAAATTAAAGAATCGGTTTATACACTCCTCAAAAATCAAATAGATTATTTTGATTTCAATGGCTATAGAGTTTTATCAAATGAAATAAGTCATTCAAACGGATCTGAATTTGTTTTCTATGGTATCGAGCGCAATATTGAAGAAATAAAAAGTTTTGAGGGAGCTGACGTACTCTGGATTGAAGAGGCTCACTTACTCACGGAATCTCAATGGACAATATTAGAGCCGACTATCAGAAAGGAAGGATCGGAAATTTGGCTGTCATGGAATGGTCGATTTATCAGCGATTTTATCTGGCAAGAATTTATTGTAAACCCTCCAAAGGATGCAATCATTCGCTGGATTAATTACGATGAAAATCCATTTTTATCTAGTACGATGATTAAAACGATAAACGAATTAAAAAAAAAGGACTTTAAAAAATATGAACATGTTTATCTCGGCAAACCAAAAAATGATGATGACAAGGTTATTATTAAAAGGTCGTGGCTCGATGCCGCGATTGATTTTGACAAAATCGCCGCAAACGATGGTATCACGCTGTCTGGAAAGAAAACGGTCGGTTATGATGTCGCGGATGATGGCGATGATAAAAACGCTACCGTTGAGGCTGACGGGTCAATAGTTATAGGTTGCACTGAATGGCAAGGCGGCGAAAATGAATTAAGAAAATCGGCTAAGAAAGTTAAACTAACTGCTCAAAAATTACACTCATGGATAATTTACGATTCAATTGGCGTTGGTGCTGGAACGGGCTCAAACTTACAGGATATGAACTACTATGATTTTTCTGGATTCAATGCCGCAGGTAAAATAATAAAACCAAATCGAAAATATGAAGGCGAAAAGCAAAGGGACTTTTTCTCAAATCTAAAATCTCAGGCGTGGTGGTTAGCCGCTGACAGATTACGCAATACCCATGATTATCGCGTGAACGGAAATAAAAATTATAAAGCCGAGGATTTAATTTCAATCAATAGCAATATATCGGGCCTTCAAGCATTGATTACTGAGCTATGCACGCCTTATAAGGATTTTGACAAAGCCGGTCGCGTCAAAGTTGAAAGCAAAGCAGATTTGATTGCTCGTGGCGTCAAGTCGCCAAATCGCGCCGATGCGTTTATAATGGCCTTATCCATCAGCTTAGTGCTCACTAATCGAATGAAGCCTTTAACAGTAACAGGATTCTAAAGATCAAGTCAAAAGTAAAGGCGATGAATATCTACCGAAATTATCAAAACAATCATCCGCCGAATATGATCATTATTTATTGCGCGGTTTTGTGATCCCTGCAATGCCACCAACTGTCGCCGCAATCACTGGTTCGATAATGCGAAAATCTCCAATGGCTCCGACTACATTATTAGATCTTATTGATGACATTGACGGCGAAGGTCAAACACTCAATAATTTTGTTTCATTCACTATTAACGAATTACAATTGGCTGGCTCAGTTGGTGCTTTGATTGAATTTGATGAAAATACAAATCGGCCTATAGTCAAAACATATGCAAAAGAAAACATAATAAATGTGAGTAATAACTTCATTGTATTAACCCAAACTTACGAGGCTCCGAGCGATAAAGACAAATACGTTATTGAGATGAAAACGGAGTATTTAGAATTAACGTATGATGAAAATGGGAATTACATACAAAACATTTGGAGAGCTGAGAATAAAAAATTAATGATTATCGACACGATAACGCCAACAAATCGCGGCGAATCATTGAAAAAAATCCCGTTTGTGATTTGTGATGAATTAACAAATGATCCGATATTATTGCATCTCGCGAACGTTAATCTTGACCAATATCTTTTATCGACTGATCAACGTTGGGGACTGCATTGGACCGCACTCCCAACTTTGAACGCATTCGGAGAATTTACTGATGAGGATGGCAATACAAAGCAATTAAATATCGGCGCTGGTTCATTTAATCATTTTGAAGATCCAGCGGCACGGGTAGAATTATTAGAATTTCAAGGCGCTGGTATCGGTAGCGTAAAAACGGCTATAGATGACGACATCGCAACGATGGCAGGAATAGGTGCAAAGATGCTAAGCAGCGGAAAAAGTGGCGTGGAAGCGGCTGAAACTGCGAGGATCGGCGCGGCTGGTGAGACCGCGACATTATCAACTATTGCGAATAGTGTTGATGAATTTTTAAACAATATATTAGATATAATGTCAGATTGGGCCGGTGTTAATATTGATCAAATATTTTTAATTAATCGTGATTTCATCGATGTAAAAATGGACGCACCTTTATTGCTCGCATATCTCCAAACATTGCAGGGTGGCGGCATGTCATTGCATACTTTCTTATCGTTGCTTGAAAAAGGCGAAACGCTACCTAAAGGCGTCACTGCCGAGGATGAGGCAAATCGAATTGAAACTACTGGTAATGATTTTTTGGATCTTGACGAATAATGTCTGATGAATTCACCGATATATTTTCGCGTCACGCTCATTTTGTCGAGCGTTATAAATCGGGCGTTGTTAAAGAAATTGATCCGATTCTTAGGCGAATAATAAAAGGTCTCAGAGGTGAATTATTAAAAACTAGAACAGTTATAGGAAAAACCAGAATCAAACAAAAACTGGATTTTGTCGAGGCTCTTTTATCGGGTGAATTATCAGAATATAGCGAAATAGTCGCTCAAAATATTGAGCAGTTCGCAACGTCCGAGGCTGGATTTACTGCTAAAACATTAGCTCAGCAAAATGCTTTATTCGAAGTTATCATACCGGCCCAAGCTCAGTTGACCGGCGCTGTCAGACGAAGACCATTCAATACAAAATTATTAAAAGACTATCTCAAAGACTTTCCTAAAGAACAGGCCGCAGCCGTTCGCAATGCAATAGCTCAAGGATTTGCAGAAGGCCAGACCACTGAGAGTATCGTCAGGCAAATTGTTGGCACTAAAGCGGCTAATTTTCAAGATGGTTTATTGAATGTCACTCGAACATCTGCAAAGCGAATGGCTCGGACAGCGCTTGCTCATACTAGTACAGTAGCGCGCGGCCAAGTTTTTGAAGACAACGCCGATTTAATTCCATTTTATGAATGGGTTTCAACGCTCGATTCTCGAACGTCTGATATTTGCATGGGTTTGGATGGAACGGTTTATAAAGTTGGAAAAGGCAAATTACCGCCGGCGCACTTTAATTGCAGGAGTACGACGAGCCCGTTATTTAAAGATGAGGTCGAGATTAATGCAAAAGGTGAGCTATCTAAAAAGGATAATCTGGGCGGGGTTCGTTCAAGTCTCGATGGGCCGGTTAATGCTGATCTAAACTATAATGATTGGTTAGGAAAACAAACGAAAGAATTCCAAATCGAAGCGCTCGGACCAACGAAAGCAAAATTATTTCGTGATGGTGATATGAAAGTTTCACAATTCACAAATCGAGATAATATGCCATTAACGATTAAAGAACTAGAGAAAAAATATCCAATATCTTGGAAAAAGGCGAATCTTTAAACAAACGAGGTAATAAAAAAATGTTGAAATATAAAGTCGATCAAGCGGGGTTTGATTCACTGACAGACGAACAAAAAAGTAATTATGAGCAAGTCGGTGAATTGTTTATTTTGCAGGTTGAGGGCGCTGTCGATAAAGCAAAAGTTAATGAATTTAGGGATAACAATATTAATTTAAGTAAACAATTAGATCAGTTCAAAGGTGTTGATATGGAAAAAATCAATGCGCTTATGGAACAGGAAAATAAATTAAATGATGCAAAATTTATTGAAGCTAAGGATTTTGACGGATTAATTGCTTCGAAAACCAACGCTATGAAATCAGATTATGAAGGAAAAATAACCAATCTGACAAATCAGCTTCAAGAATTGACTGGCACGAATGCTCAAATAGTTAGCAAATATGAAATTGAAGGCGCGGCAAATAGCGCATTTACAAAGCACAAAATTTCACCGGATGCACATCTCGCGGTAATGGCTCAAATCAAAAACAAATTTTCTGTAAACGCTGGAAAAGTGGTCGCAATGAATGGTGAAAATATTGAATTGGGAAATGATGGAAATTTAACAGTTGATGAATTTGTTCACTCGATGCCTGAGATATTCAAAATTCAATCAAGCGGTGGCAATGGCTCTGGCAACAATTCCCCAACGCCCCAAGCTCAAACAATGAATAGCAATCAAAGGATAACCAGCGGCCTTAATAAGTTGCTTAATCGTTAAATTTTTGTAATTTTCGAACAATCAGCATACAATTATGGTAATAGTTCGGTGAACTAATTTAAAAATTCTTTTTCAGCGGCGCTGAGATTCTCATATAATCTTGGCGCATATGTGCCTTGAATTAACTTTAAGGTGACATTATGACCACGCAAACATTAGCGGAAGCTCAAAAATTAATAAATAATGAAATCGTATCCGGTGTAGTTGAAGACGTGATCACGACAAATCCAGTTTGGCAGGTTTTCCCTTGGACCAGTTACACAGGTCAAGCGATCATTGTAAATCGAGAAAATGCTTTAGGTGATGCTCAACATCTCGCAGTTGGTGGAACGATTACGGCCAAAGCTGCAACCACTTCCGTCCAGACAACATTTACCGCAGTTACAACTATCGGCGATGCTGAATTAAACGGTTTGGTTAAAGTTCAATCCAGTTCGGCAGGCGTTGATCAATTAGCTATTGAAATTAGTTCAAAAGCAAAATCCGTAGGTCGATTATTGCAAACTGGTATCGCAACTGGAACGGGTGCAAGTCCACAGCTTCACTCAATGCATACTCTTTGTGATGCGTCACAATATACAACTGCGTCGGCTGGACAAGCGCTATCATTTGCATTGCTCGATGAGTTGCTCGATTTAGTCAAAGCAAAAGATGGTGAAGTGGATTTTCTTATGATGCCTGCTCGAACAATTCGGAGTTACCGAACACTTGTCAGAGCACTTGGCGGCGTAAATGAAACTATGGCTTTTGATATGGGTAATGGTCGGACTCGAAACGTGGACGTTTATAATAATATCCCTATTTTCCAAAATGATTATTTATCTGTTGCTGAAACGGCAAACGGCGCGGCGTTAACCACAGGCGCTTTAACATCTGTGTGGGCCGGTTGTTGGGATGATGGATCAAATCGTGTAGGTATTAGTATGATTTATCCAGAAGGCGCGCCCGTTGGTTTTGACGTGACTATTATCGGCGAAGCGGAAGCAAAAGACGAAACGATTGCACGCGTAAAATCGTATAGTAACTTTTGCATGTTTAGCAGACGAGGCTTAGCTCGATTACCTTCAATTAATAACTAAGAAAATATTAAGGAGGCTTTACGCCTCCTTTTTTAAAATTAAATCGGATGATAATCATGGCTAAAAAAGAAATAAAAAAAGATTCAAAAAAAGGCGATCTAGTAAAGATTGTTTTTGATACTAAAGAATTGGAAATATCTCAAACTGACAATATCATTTTTGGGATCGTATGCGAACGAGATGGCGATAAGATGATCGGTAAATGCGATCAAAGCATTTATGACGCAATGAAAGCCGCTGGTAAATGTGATTAATGGGCGTACTAAGTTTTGATCATACGATAACGGCAAATGGCTCATCTAAAAGCTGGAATGTTCCGTTATCTGGGAACTATATGTTTTATGTTGTCGGTGATTTGAGCGGCGGTTTATTGAGCTTAGAATGTTCTCCTGATGATACTAATTGGTTTACAGTTGAAAAAGTAGGTGAGCCGGCTCGATTAATTCGATATTTGGTGAGCGGTGAAACCGTTAGATTGACGTTAGAAAATGCTAATACTCCAAATATTACGGCAGGCGTTAGACAATGACGTTATATCATAAAAAAGGTTTACCGGATGATTTACTAACAAGTGAAATTGAAGGTGCTAGACAGATAAAAGTTTCGCCTGTTGCAAATGAAGACTTTGAAATATTTCTCAGCAAAATATTATTAGAACAAAATACAACTAGCTTGAAAATATTGGAGCAATTGAGATTATTAAATATCCGATTTGAAGAGGCTTTCGAAACAAAAATAAATGAAGGTGACTTATAATGGTTGACGTTATCAAGGACGGAACTGGTACAGGTAACACTGCAAAAGTCGATGATAAAAATCGATTAAGCACAATGTCGGTGGTTCAATCGGGCGGTGTATCGGCTGCTTTGGACGGTGATCTTTACAATATTAATACTGAAATTATTATTTTGACATCATCGAACTTAAGCGGCTTACTTTATATAAAAAATACAAATTTAGTACCATGGGTATTAGATAGAGTTTTTTACAATGCTGGAAATTCAACGGGTGGAACTGGCGATTTTTTGGCCGAGGTAGTAGCAAACCCAACTACTGGAACATTAATAAGCGCCGGTACAGATATCACTCCACATAATTTGAATTTTGGTTCAAACGAGATATTGGCGGCGACTACAAAAAAAGGTTCCGAGGGTTCAACGATCACTGATGGAACGGTAAGAGTAAGCACAATAATTCCAACGTCAGGAACGCGGGTTTTGATAGCTTTTGATGCGATCATAATGCCCGCTGGTTCAAGTGCTGCGATCCAAATTACGCCGCAAACCGGCAATACTAGCATGAGTATTCAAGTCGGCATAAATTTACATCGATTTACAGATTAAGGATTATTATGATTATTCAAGATCCAGCAACTGGTAATACTGCGGCAGTTGATGATAAGCAGAGGCTACAAACAAGATCGGTGACTGTTCCAGTAATGACCGATAGATCGCATGATGCGGGCGAAAGTTTTGTTTTTGCAAGCGGTGATTTTATTAATATAACTACCGTGGATACAGAAACAGGTTTTCTATATATTAAAAATAATAGTACTAGTAAAGATCTACATATTCAAAGTATTCGGACCTGCGGCACACAAACTCAAAAATGGAAATTATATTCTAATGTGACCGCTGGAACTTTAGTTTCTGGAGCCGTTGCAGGTAGCAATAATAATTTAAATTTAGGTAGTTCGGTTGCTTCAGATGTCACTGTATATAAAGGCGCGGATGCTACGACGATCACGGATGGAACAATGATGGAACATTGGATAAACGAAATCGGTCATAGTAAAGAGGATTTTCAAGGTGCGCTAATTTTAGGACCGAGCGATACTATCGCGATAACTGTTGAGACTGCAATTGCAGGCGATTTTTGCTCTCGAATTATAGGGTATAGAGATTAAATGAACCCGTCTGGAATTACAGATCCTAAAACCGGCGCTAAAGCGGCTGTTTTTGATCCCTCAAAAGAAGAT